TGAGATGCTGGGACAGATCAACTGGGTGAAGCATCTGAAACAGGTAATAACTGCGATTACCCAGACACTGGGTGGTTTGTTCGATGGTTTGGAGGCAAGCGGAACTGCAGGGAAAATAGCTGCTTTTTTGGGTAAAGCGTTTATCACGGTAAAGATTGCGGATATAACGGGCATTGGAAGCCTGGCAAAATTCCTTGTTACCACTATTGGAAAGAAGCTGATTACAGAGGAATCAGTACAGGCATTAGCGGGAAATATTTCTAATCTGACCAATGGTGCGCTTGCTGGATCTACATCCGGCATTGCTACATTTGCATCTTCTTTGGGCTCTTTAGTTGGGACTGCCGGTGCAATTACACTGGTCACTGCCGGAACGGTTATGCTTACGAAGAAAATTGCTGAGTTAGTAGAAACTGCGCAGGGCGGAAACGGAATTTTAACTCAGACAGGTGGATACTTACATGATTATGCTGGCAAGATGGGCGAAGCTCATGCAATTACGAACAAACAGGTAGAAGAACTGTGGGCTTTAGTAGAAGCAGATGAGACTGCCGGTAAGTCAAACAGTGAGATGTATGACAGCATGGTTCAGAAATTGGGCGAATATGGCGTATCGGCTGAGAAAGCAACGCAGATCCTTGAGCAATATGGAGCGCAAGCCGGAGTGTCAAGTGCATTTGTTGAAGAAATGACAGGTAAGGTGCAAGCTCTGGGAAAAGGTTTTTCTGAAAGCTCTTCCACAATAGATACATCTTCAATAACTGTGAAAGAATCAATAAAAGGAATCAGAAGTGTACTATATGATCTCAGTGTATCTTCTAGTGAGTATGCAGGAACATATAGAGGTGTTTTAGAAGTATTTAATAATACAAGCGGATCAGCAGCCAATGCGCAGGATGCTTTTAATATTGTCTATAATGCCTTGAAAGAAGCAGGAGTCCCATTGGATGAGCTGAATAAAAAACTGGCACAGGAGTTTCCTTCCGCAGCTCAGGCGACAAAAAGCAGTGTTGATTCTAGTATTGTTGAGGCTCAGAAGACAGTAAGTAGTTCAACTGGAAAAATGAAAACGGATGCGGAGACTAATCTTGCAGGAGTAAAGAAAGCAGCAGAGGATGCTTCTGGAGGTGTGAATACAACCACAGTGACAAACTGGGGGAATTCGGCATCAGAAGTAAAGAAAAATCTGGATAAAATGAAGCAGACTGCCAATTTAAAGCTTGGCGAGATGCAGAAGACTGTGGAGAGCCATTTTTCAGGTCAGTATAACACAATGACTAAGAAATGGGAAAAGGCTTGCGAGAGAATTGGTCAGTTGATAACTCAGATGGTGCGTAGTACAAAGGATAGTTTAAACGGACTTGCCAGAAATATGAATACGATTGGAAATGAGATGAGCAATAATCTGATTAATGGGATTTCCGGGGCAGTAACAGGAATCGCAAGGATTCTGAATGAAGTAGTTAATAAGGTTAACAGCACGATCAGCAATGTTAATTCTTCTCTTTCCGGTATTGAGAATGCATTTACATTTTCTTACGATGTTACAACCCCTGATGGGAAGCGGAGATGGGGTAAATACTCAATGAATTTACCAAGAGTCAATACAGTTCCATATCTGGCAAAAGGTGCGGTCATTCCACCAAGAAGCGAGTTCCTTGCGGTCTTAGGCGACCAGAAGCAGGGCAATAACATCGAGACACCGGAAGCTCTGCTCAGAAAGATCGTCCGGGAAGAAACAGCAGGACGACAGGCTGGCGGTGGAAGCTACCGATTTACGGCGCAGATCAATCGCAGGACGCTGTTTGACGAGATGATGAAAGAAGCACAGATGAGACGAGATACAAGCGGCAGAAACCCGTTTGAGATGGCATAGAATAATTCCCTGTCATGCAGAAAGTGTGGCAGGGGAAATACAGGGAGGATTCAATGCTTACAAGAGAAGCGACTTATGAAGATTATGGATTTTCAGAAGATGAAGATAAAAGATTGGGTGAATTTTGCAAGAATCTTGAGATGCGTGACAAGATATTGCTGTTGCAGTGCGCAGCAGAAGTATATCCGAACATTGTTGACGAATTATACTGCTGTATCGTAATTGGAATGAGCTATGACAAGATGAACAAAAAGAAGTTTGTTGCGCTTGATCGTAAAGATTTTTATGCGTACCGGAAGAAAACGTTGGCTGTGTTCCGGGCGGCATTACAGGCATGTAATAGATATCCGTTTTAAAGGTTAGAGTAGAACCTGACAAAACCCCACATATCACTCTATATAGGGGAAAACTTACGGAAACCTACGATTTCAGCATATATAGCCGAAAATATTAGCGTCTTCTCGGATTGGTAACCTGTCAAAACCGTCTGTTTCTCTGTATAGGGAATACATCTTGGAAAAACGTGGAGCTTCAGGGTATATAGTGGGGAAGTGTGTTGACAAGAAATTCCAAGGTTTCCGCATATATAGCCGAAATCTTAGTATTTTTTAGTACTTTGATTGCCTAGTAAAACTTAGTATTTTGGCTCATATAGGCAGAGGCTTTCCATAGAAACCTCAGAAAACCTCATATATTTTTCTGTATGGATCATGGAACCTAACAAAAGCTAACATTTTTGTATGTATAGGTAAAACCTAAAAAACCTTATATTTTCGGATATAGAGGTGCAGAACTTAACAAAACTTAACATTTATCGGCATATAGATGAAAAAATGTAGGGAATTCGTTGACGCGATAACGCGCGGGTGACTATTCAAAGATTTCGGAGTCCCTAAAAGTCTGGCGCATGATTCCAAAATGAACTTCGAACGAACTTCGAGAAAATGCACTCAGATGTTATCGAACTCCGAGCGAACCCCGAGAAATGACCTTTTAATGAGTCAGTAAACAAAGAGCGAACAGAGAGAACATGAACAATACACGAACAAAACAAAAAGGAGATTTTTATGAATGGATGTAACGAAAATGCAATTGAATTTATGACTAATGGTACTAAAGCAACATTAACATTCTCTCAGGGCCGGTATAAGTCAGTAATCCGCAAGCTGTCAGAGAAACATCCTGATGATTGTCAGATTATTGCGGATAATGAGGACGGAAGTATTTGTGCTCATGTTCCGGTAGCTTGGATACGGATTTCACCACCGAAACAGTATACAGAGGAACAGCGTCAGCAGATGGGAGAACGGATGAGACGTAATGTGTCTGAAAATAAAGGAGTACAGGAATAAAACAGAGTAAAAATCAATTGTAATGCAACTAAGGTAAAGTTGTAAGGGTAAGGGAATAAAAAGGCTAAATGAGCCGATAAAATAGAGAGAAGAGATGATGCCGGTATTTAATAAAAATCCTGCTGCCGAACCTACGGCCCAATAAAAGACCTATTATGAGAAATACGGTCATTTACGGTCATGCGTTATTACTGATTTTTACGGTATTGGTCTGATTGAAGCAGTGAGGAAGCAGTGAAAAGTTATAAAAAGGGGTATCCACTATTTTGAGGAGCCCTGTTATTGATAATGAAGCCGCAGGAAAGCCGCACAAAGCCGTGACGAACCCGTGAGAAATGGAATTAAAGCGGTGAGGAAGCGGTGAGAAACAGCATTATGTTGGAAAAAGATTGCATTTCCGCATATATAGCCGAAAAGCAATAACATATTTACTCATGGTTGTTGAGAAATGTTGAGATTTTTTATATGTAGCCCCATAACAGTACAGTTATTTCCGAAATAGAACTTGAAAAAACTTGAAGCATTGGTTTATATAGCTCTGAAAATAATTGCAGAGCGGAAAGGAGCGTTGTTATAGACGATTTAGTATATCTTAAAAATGAACAGGCAGTATGTGATAGTTTACAGGTAGCGGAGAAATTTGGAAAAAGGCATTCAGATGTCATTAGAGCAATAGAGAATTTATTGGCAAATGACTCAACGCAAAATTGCGTTCAGTGCATCAAGCCATCTAAGTATAAAGATGCTTCCGGAAAATATAATAAAAAGTATTTGTTGAATAAAGATGGCTTTGTGTTCCTGGCATTTGGTTTTACTGGAAAAGAAGCGGATGCCTGGAAATGGAAGTATATTGATGCGTTCAACCGGATGGAAAGACTTGTTTATGAAAAGAATACTGCTGCTTATCAGATAGCAGATCAGGAAGAGAGAACCACCAGAAGAGCAGAGACGGATGTTATCAAGGAATTTGTGGAATATGCCAGAGCGCAGGGAAGCACTCACGCAGATCACTATTACAGCAATTATACCAGACTGGCATATAAGAGTGTAGGAATCACTGACAAGACAACTGCTGCCGGAAGTCAGTTAGATGACCTGGCGCTGGTGGAACATTTGATAACGCATACTTTAAGAACTGGCATGGCGGCAGGACGTAATTACAAAGATATTTACCAGGACTGCAAGAATCGACTGGAAGCTATGCGGTATTTACAGTGTACAGCATGAAATGTTTTATTTGTTCAGAGTACAGGCATAAAACAAGGCGAAAATGGATGGAAACAGTGCGAGGGTATATTTGTATAGGGTAAGGTAGAATAAAGAAAAATAGACGATTATCACAAAGCAATGAACAGTGTGGAAAGCACAAAGGAAATGCTGAGAAGGATCCCAATAAATTGAATAGGCGAAGCGGCAGCAGATGAGAGTGTGGGCAAATGGAAATTGACAAATTCTGGGGACTGGCATATAATACACTTATCAAGACAGCCAGTAAGGGAAGTCAAGGTTCCCCGTCCTGGCAAGATATATGTATAAGACGTAGCCGCCTATTCTTTACCAGAGAGCAGGGCGGCTATTTCTTATGTGTGTATGTAAGGATAGATACAATTAAGCTGGCTGTTGTCAGGATTATCATAAATATCTCGTAATCGCTCATAAGCATCCCCTCCTGTCAAGGCTCAGGATCAGGGGAACCACAGCCGCTCTACTGGCTGCCTGGATAAATATACTATATTCAGTTTTAGCTTATTGAAATCCCATGTTTTATTGCCTGCTCTTTGAGTTTGAGAAAATTTTTTGTTTGAGCGTTTTTCATTCTGCTATAAGCACTAAAAGATTTGGGGGCTAGTTCAGGCAATTCATAAAAAATATGATAGTATTCTTTACGCATCAGATTTTTCTTATGAAACGCCTCCTGCTGTTTTATGTACTCAGGATTATCTTTTATATGATTGATCAATTGCTGATAGTTTGCATCATGATCAAGTACAGAATATATATATTTCTCAGCCTTGTCAGCTTCGTCAAACATTCCCATTTCTACGTGCCATTGTACTATTCGATAAAAATGACTTTCCTCCCAAGACAAAGGATGGGCGAGCATTAATTCGGTGCATTTCCATAAACAAGCAGAACACATTATTTTATCTTTGCGATTATAAAAGTTTCCAGCTTTCATTCTTAAAACATAGTCTAAATTTCCGGTAACGCCATATCCCTCCATTATATTTTGATGTGGCGGGAATTTTGGTACAGGGATACGCCTTAAATCGTCCAGATTCTCCAGATCATATTTTACCCCATCTGAAACCAGATATCTGGCATCGTACCAGCTTTCTTTATCAGAGGGATATACTTTGTACATCTCTCCATTTTTAAAATAGATGGTTTGCGCATCAGGAATATCAATGGATGATGAATTGAAAACATTTTTGATTTTGTTAAAAAGGCTCATATAATCCTCCTAATAAATGGAACAGTAAAATATCAGATGTTGTTTTATTTTTTAACGATAGAAAGACGATAGGTAACGTGATGCTCCTCAGATGGTGGATTCTGGAAAACTTCTTCGTCAATCTCTAAATCTGTAAAGTCATCTGTGTAAATTATTCCGTCAAGTAGCTCCACCCGGATAAAATCAGGCAGATTCATAATATCATCACAGGTATATAAGCGTTTTGCCATGAGAGCACATCCTTTCGTGAATAATAGTAGCTATGCGTTGTCGCGTTCCATTCGCTGATCTACAGCCTTTTTAATGTAGCCGTTTAAGGATTCACCGGCCTGTTCTGCTGCCGCTTTTATAATTTCACGTTTACCTTTTTCAACACGAACTTTGATTTCATCGTAATTGTTTTTCATGTATTTGGCAACTGCTTTTTGTTGAGCTTTACTTACTTTACTTTCGTCTGACATGTTGCACCTTCTTTCTGAAAAGTTTGATATAAGTACTTTAATTATATTGAATATTACTATTGGGTACAATATACAAGTTGCACAAAATAATAAAAATATATCGGGTACAATATTGTATGGTATGTCTATTGATATATTGGGTACGATATAATATACTATAATCAGTTCAAGGGAACAGACAACAGCCGGGAGAGCCGAAAGCCCCCAATACTTCAAGCCATATACCTGTGAGAATCGCAATAGGGCATATCAATAGTCAGGAAGATGCTTGAAGGGCTGAGGGGCCTTGAAAAGCAAAGGAGGACAGCAATATGAAGTACAATCTCAGCAAGATCATGTTGAAAGCATGGAAAGTTTACCGCAAGACAAAGAATATCAGCTTTGCAGAAGCTCTTCATAGAGCATGGTTATCTGCAAAGGCAGAAGAAATCAATGCAAAGAGAATCGAAGATGCGAAACATGCAGCAGGAATCACAGAGGAAACCAATACCTTTGCTAAGTGGAAAGAGCTTGGTTATAAGGTAAAGCATGGAGCATCAGCATTATTCGGATGTTCTCTGATCTGGGGAAGCAGAGGAGACGGGGCAACATACAAAGCCAGTTTCTTTGGAAAGTCTCAGGTAGAGGCAATTTAATAAAAAAGCCCTTACCGGACTGGTACTCCGATAGGGGCAAAGTAACCCGACATTCAGCAAAATTGAGGGGCTGTGCGTATTATAACATACTCATTCCCCTCAGACAACAAAAGAAAGGAACGAAAGTATGATATCAGTAATGGACGTTCTTGTAATTTTTTTGAGTGGATTTATATCTGCTAAAGTATGTGATTATGTACACGAATTAGAACGAGAGGAGAATGAAGCATGAGTAAAGAAAAAACATTAAGAACATTAGAAGAAACAGAAGTGATGCAGGCCACAGGTATTCCGACACAGGAGGCAGAAGAAGTAAGCACGGTTCTTGCAACAGAGATTATCGCAGATCTTAAGAAAGAACGTGACGATTTGCAGGAAAATCTTGATATATGTGCAGGACTGGCAGATAGATATATGTATCGCCAGAGAATTATTGAGTGTACGCTGAAATTAAAAAATGAAAGATTACTGAGGTGTGCTTATGCATACATGAAAAAATTAAGCGAGGGGGAAGAATGATGAAGAAATGCACATTAACTCAGGTTCCTTGCAGAAAAGCAATTATGGAAGTTGTCGAAGCTAACAAAAACAGAAGATCGTTACAGCACACCTACGAACTGGCAAAACTCTTTCAAGTGGCTTGTTCTGGTAATGAAGCACTTATGAAGCTACCAGAAGTAGACCAGGAACGTTTCTGGCTGATTACAGATGTTTTAATGATGAATGATCTGGAAGATCTCAAGAGGGTACATAACCTTGCAAATTATCTGATGGCAAAGCGAATAAAGGACAATGCAAAAGTGGCGGAGGCATAACATGGATTATAAAAAAGAAATTGCAAATTTTCTGAATGAAATCCAGAGCGAGAAATTTCTGTATAACGTAATTGTCTCATTTAGGAGACAGTGAGGGTACTAATATGGATTACAAGAAAGAAACTATTGAGATACTACAGAAGGTAAATGACGATAGCTTGCTTGAGTTCTTCTATAGATTCATTGCCAGAGTATTAAAAAACAGGGGATATTAATATGGACTATAAAAAGAAAATCATAGAGCTGTTAGAGAAAGCGGATCATGACCAAATATATACAATTTTCAGATTTGTTTGTAGCTTTCTGGGAATTAAATAAGACAATCAGGGGCGGCGGACTGCTGCCCTGTTGCAATAGAAAGACAGGTGATATAATGGCAAGAATACCATCAGGAATGCGAAAAAAGGAAAATGGTTTATTCGAAAAGCGTTTTACCGTGGAGGGCAAGAGATACAGTGCTTATGGTCGTAACACAAAGGAATGTGCAGAGAATGAGCTCAGGATCCGTGAGGAAATTAAGGCAGGTCTGTATAATTCCAACAAAAATATAACACTGGACGCATATTTTGATGAATGGGAGAAGTCCCGGAGAGGAACGATCAAGGACAGCAGCATTAAAATAAACCGGTCGAAGTACAATAACCATATCAGACCAGTACTGGGAAAAATTAAGGTTCAGAAAATAGAAAAGCGTGCAGTGGTGAAATTGCAGCAGGATTTATCAAAGAAGCTGAGTGCATCCATGACTAATGGCGTTATAGTGCTGCTGAAAACGGTGTTGAACGCGGCTGTTGATGATGAAATCCTTATGAAGAATCCTGCTGCCAGTGTGAAACCATTAAGGAAGGATGACCGGCCAAAAGCGAGTGAGACTATTCACAGAGCATTAACCAGAGAAGAGCAGCAGGCGTTTATGCAAGAAGCCAAGACGGAATGGTTATATGAGTTTTTCTGTTTTTCCTTGTGTACGGGAATGAGACTTAATGAGATCACGGCTTTAAAGTGGCAGGATATAGATTATATCAACAATGTGATCCGGGTAAACAAGACCGTGAGCTGGAAAGAGGGCGGCGGTATTGAGGAGACTTTGCCAAAATCAGATACCAGTAATCGCGATATTCCTATGAATGACACAATAAAAAAGATCTTGCAGATGCAGAAAACCAAAATGTCCATGGTTTACGGGGAAATCCATGCGAGAAAGATGGATAGTAATATCTTTATCGGGAGTAATGGAGCTAAGGCAATAGCATCATCCACGGTATCATCTGCTATAGATAACGTTTTAAAGCGGCTCCGGCAGCAGGGTATAGAAATCGAGAGGTTTACGCACCATGCTTTCAGAGATACCTTCGCAACACGGTACATAGAAGAGGGCGGAAACATGCAGACGCTACAGAAAATCTTAGGACATAGCAGCCTGGCCATGACTGCGGACTTATATGCTCATGTTCTTCCGAATACAAAGCAACAGGAAATGCAGCAGATAGAGAATGGATTTATCGGGGTGGCAGTTTTATGA